CGGTGCCGGCGGTGCAACTGCGGCGCGGGGCCGGGCTGGGCATGGCCTATGCGATCTCCAACACCCGCCCGTTCATCAAGCCCAATGTGGCGCGCGGCCTGGTGGCGGCGGGGCGGCGCACGGAGCTGGAGAGCGAGGCGATCACCTATCTGTCCGACACCGAATGGTCGGTGTTTGACGCGATGATGCTGCCCCAGTCGGGGTTTGTGTCCAGTTCGGCCCGGATGTGGCTGGAGCTGTACGCGTTCGGCACGGCGATCCAGTGGGTGGGCCGCAAACGCGGCTTCGGGGCCAGCTATCAGACGCGCCCGCTGCGCGCCTGCTGGATCGAGGAGGGCGAGGACCAGAAGGTCGAGACCCTGTTCTTCCAGTTCACCCTGCCGCTGTGGAAGGCGGTCATGCGCTGGCCCGATCACGGCGTCGACAAGTGGACGCGGGACATGGCCGACGACAATACGGCCAAGGCGCGCGCGAACGTGACGATTGTGCATGCGGTCTATCCGCGCCGGGGCGGGGAGGCGGGCGCCTTCGCCGAGGCCAAGCCCTGGGCGGAGGTCTATTTCTGCCGCGACGAGAAGGTGATCCTGGCGGAACGCGGCTATGACAGCTTTCCCTACGCCGTGCCGCGGCTGGATGTGGAGGATGGCTCCGCCTACGGGACGGGCCTCGCCTGGTGGGTGCTGCCCGAGGCGCTGGTGCTGCATTCGCTGCAGCAGGGCGTGGAAACGGCCGTCGAGCTGAAGAACAATCCGCCGCTGATGGTGCCCAAGCGCATGTTCGGCAAGGCGCTGGACCGCCGCGCCGGGTCGGTGAACCAGTATGATGCGGCGGGGCTGGGCTTCCAGAACGCCAGCCAGGCGATCCAGAAGCTGGACATTGCCGGCAACGTCGAGGTGGCCGCCGCCTACATGGAGCGGCTGGAAGGCAATATCGAGCGCGCGTTCTTCACCGACTGGATGACCCTGCGCGATGCGTCGAACGTGACGGCCGAGGAGATCCGCGACCGCCGGGATCTGCGCATCCGGGCGATGTCGAGCTTCGTGCCGGGGATCGACCGCGACTGGATGGGGCCGGTGGCCGACCGGACGCTGGACGTGATGGCCGAGGAAGGCATGCTGAAGCGCCCGCCGCCGCAACTGGGCGGGGTGGACGTGGACTGGGACTATAACGGCCCGCTGGCCATCGCCCAGCAGGCGGGGCAGGTGGAAAGCATCCAGCGCGCCCACCAGATAGCGATGGTGGCCCGCGATATCGACCCGTCCAGCGTCTATGTGTACGCGATCGAGGAAGGCCTGCGCGCCGCCGGTGAGGCGCTGGCGCTGCCGCCGGAGACCATGCGCAGCCGCACCCAGGTGGCGGAGATGCGCGCCCGCGACGAGCAGGCCCGCGCGATGGCGGAAAATGCCGAGATGATGAAGCAGGCCGGGCAGGCGTTGCAGGCGTCCGGGCAGGGCGCGGCGAACCTGGCCACGGCGGACCAGATCCAGCAGGGCGGAAGGATGGCGGCGTGATGGATATCGGGACGCAGGGATTTTGCGGCACGTGCCCGTATTGGGCGGCTGCGCTGGGGCAGGGTGGCGAGGTTTCCTCGCGCGGTCAGTGCCGCCGGCTGCCCCCCTATGCCGGCATAGGGTTTTCGAGTGTCTGGCCGCTGGTGAATTCGCACGAATGGTGCGGTGAGCATCCGGCGCGGGCGGCGCTCCTTGTGGATGAAGCCCCCTCCGTCTCGCTTCGCGAGCCACCTCCCCCAGGCCCGCCGGGCGGGCCTGCCCCCCTCGCTTCGCGAGCCACCCCCAGCGGGGGTGGTTTGGGGGGAGGACCTGGGGATGAGGCGGCGCCGGTGATCATCGACGCGGAAACGGCCGAATGGGTCGGCGGTCTTCACGTCAAGGCGGCTATTCAGCCCGGAGCGACGGCGGCGTCGCGGCTTGGCCGTCGCGGGAAGCGTGCCGCATGAGCGCCAGTGAGTTTGATGGTCCGGCGCTGATTGCGCGGATCAGGGCTCGCGATCCGGCGGCGCTGGATGAGGCGTATCTGCGCACGTTCGGCAACGAGCTGGGGCGGCTGGTGCTGGCGGATATCGCCGGGCTGGCGGGCGTCGGCATGAAGTACGGCGGCGCGCCGGACCTGTGGTCGCTGGGCTACCACATGGGCGGCCATGACCTGGCGCTGGACGTGATCAATCGCGCGGGTTTCGACCAGGCCAGCGCGATCTCGATGGTGATGACTGGTCGATTGGAAGGACCTGAACATGAGCGAAGCGCAAACCCAGACGACAGAGACCACGACCCAGACCTCGGAGACGGGTGACGCCGGCGCAGCGGCGGCGGCTGCGGCTGTGGCTGCGGCGACAGGCGGCGGCGAGGATACCCCCTGGCATTCGACCCTGCCGGACGATCTGAAGACCCAGCCCGGCGTGCTGCGGCACGCGACCATGGCGGACGCCATTCAGGCCGGGATCGCAGCGGAGAAGCGACTGGGGGTGCCGGCGGATCAGTTGCTGCGGTTGCCGACCAAGCCGGACGACAAGGAGGCCTACGGGGCGATCTACAAGGCCCTGGGCGCGCCTGACGCGGCGGACGGCTACAAGCTGGACCTGACCGGCGCCAGCGACGATGACGTGGCCACGGTGACGGAATTCACCAAGGCGATGCACGAGGCGGGTCCGTTCCCGCCGCCCTTCCTGCAGGCGGCGGCGAACTGGTATCGCGCCGAGACGGCCAAGGCGGCCGAAGCGCAGGCGGCGGAAGATGCGGCGCTGACCAAGGCGGCTGAAACCGAACTGCGCACCGAATGGGGCGCGGCCTATGACACCACGCTGAAGGAGATCGGGAAACTGATCACCGACCTGGGCGGCGAGAGGCTGGCGCAGGAGCTGGATCTGGACAGCAAGGTGGGCTCCTCGCCCGAACTGGCGCGGTTCCTCAAGAAGGTGCTGGACAAGCAGGCCGAGGGCGGCCCGACGGCGGATGGCCAGCGGGCGGATGTGGGTGGCGGGGCGATGACGCCGAGCCAGGCCTACGCCGCGCGCGCGGCCCTGGAAGGCGACCCGGTGAAGAGCGCGGCCCTGATGAACAAATCCCATCCGCAGCACGCCGCTGTGGTGGAGGAACGCAACCGCTATCTGGCCTTTGAAAACCCGAACGTGGCGGCCGCCGCGCGCGCTTGACGCGCGCCCCCTCCACCACTTCGTGGTTTCCCTCCCCCGTCGTCTTCGCGACAGGGGAGGACCGGACTTGACACCGCCCGCAAATCAGTTGCGCCTTCCGTGCATCGCCTGAACCGGGAACCCGTCCTGAACGGTCCGGACAGAGGGCGACGCCGGGGGGCGTAAACTCCAGGCTTGCGTCCGGACTTTGAAGCCGGGGGTCGCTGCCGATCAATCCCAATTTTGATCGAGAGCGCGTGCGCGTGACCCGCGACCGCTCGCAGCGAGGATTTCATGTCCAACGAAGCAACCCAGTACGTTCCCGGTTTTATCGCCAATCTGCGCCTGTCGCCGCAGCAGATGGAAAAGCGGTTCATTGGCGCGGTTGACGCCGACCTCAGTCACACCGCCCCCGGAACCCTGTTCAACGCCGACGACATCGGCGTGGCCAACGGCAACGAGGTAACGGTGACCGGCCGTGCGCCGCCGACCCCGGAAGGCTTTGCCGACCACAAGCGCCGCGTCGGCTTCTTTGAGGCCAAGGCGAACCAGCGCTGGATCGAGTCGCTGGAAAAGGTCCGCATGCTGGTGGACCCGACCAATCCGATCATGGAAAGCATGATGGCCGAAAAGAACCGGGGGTCCGACGACCGGATCATCCAGGGTCTGTTCGAGAACAGCCGCAATGGCCAGAACGGTGAAACCTCGACGGCCTTCCCGGCCGCCCAGATCATCGCCGTGAGCAATCGCGACTTCATCCATGATGCGGAAGTGCTGCCGGGTTCCGGCAACCTGCCGCTGACCGTGGGCAAGCTGATCAAGGCCAAGATCATGCTGGATCAGTCGGAACTTGAGGGCGAACGCTACTTCGCGTGCGGCTCCATCCAGCTGGGCAACCTGCTGTCGTCCACGCCTGTGACCAGTGCCGATTACAACACCATCAGCGCCCTGGCGGCGGGCAAGACGGATGACTTCATGGGCTTCAAGTTCATCCGCAGCGAGCGGTTGCCGGTGGCGTCCAACATCCGGACCTGCGCG